GGTGTCGAACCCGAAGACCATCGCCCCGCCGTACCAGGCGACCACGGCTCGGGGGGCTCCGAAGTCGAAGGAGCCCACGGTGAATCCGGTCACCGTCGCGCCGAAGTAGTCGGTGTCGAGGTTCCACCACCGGCCCATGACACCCGCGGTCGTGAACTCGCGGAGCCGGAGGTCGTTGCTGCTGTTCCAGTAGCAGATGAGGAGGCCGCCCGCACCGTCCACGGCGATCTTCGGGTTGAATACGTGGCCGGAGACGCCCGCGTGGGTCCGGTAGGTGGTGTCCCAGCCCCCGACCTTCACCCAGGAGACGTTGTAGACGTGGACCCGCCACTGGCCGTTGATCTTGCCGAGGACGTACCAGTCCTCACCGATCTTCGCCACGCTGTCGGGAACGAACCCGGAGGCCATCACGCCGCCGCCGACGACGCCTCCGGCGGAGACCTCCTGGACCTCCATCAGGCCCGGGGCCGACAGGCAGTAGGCCCAGCGGTCCGGACTGCCGGCCACCCAGAGGAGCCCGGACCGGGTGTTCATAGCGCCTCGGGAGGCTGCCACCCCGAGCCCGCCCACGATGGTAGGCGGGACGGTAGGAGCGACTACGCCGCTCGCCAGCTCTAGGCTTCCCTCGATCTTGTTGTTCTCCCCCAGGATGCGCACGTTGTCCTCCGTCTGGAGGGACTTCGCCGTGAGCTTCGCGGTGATGACGGCGGGGGAGCCGTCCGCGGGGAAGTGAATCTTGCCATCCGGCTTCCCGGTCTCCGGGTCCAGGAGCGGGATCAGGATGCCGCCCGGGTCTCCCTCTCCGCCGGGGGTGATTTCGATGTTCCCGACTGTGATCTTGCCGGCCAGCACGAAGCCAGCTCGGAGGATTCCCGCGACGGTCTCGGAGTCCACGGAGGGGTCTAGCCGGGCCACGACCGCCTCGCTCGGGTCGGCGGACCCGGCTGCGTTCCGGGCTACCACGGTGACCGTGTAGTCGGTGTCGAGGACCAGGGGGTTGCCTTCCCCGTCCGCGGGCAGGAACTCGGCGGTGGAGCGGGTCCCGATCTTCACCAGCAGGCCGTTGATGTAGTAGTCCAGGACCGTGGTGGGGGAGATGGGGTCGGTGGTCACCATCAGCCCGGTAGCCATCCCGGTGACCTTGATGGCCGGCGACGCCTCCGGGGGGTCTACCGGGATCGGCTCGGGAATCGTGGTCGGGTCGGCGTAGGACAGGTCTAGGGTCGGGGTCCGGCCCGGGGCGTCCTCTACCCGGGAGAGGTCGTCGGCTACTTGGACCGGGACGGGCGGGTCGTAGAGCCCGATAGGCCACTTGTCCCGCTGCTCGTAGGGGATCGGGACAGGCACGAGGTCGCCCTCGGCCTCCCCCAGGTCGATCCACGCGGCGTAGTTGAGCGCCACCTGGTCACCGACCACCAGCTCTACCGGCTCCTGCTCGGCCACGTCGGCGGTCAGGGGGTCCAGGAGGAGCAGCGTGGAGGAGGATTCGTCCACGCCCGAGTAGGCGTACCGGGCCTCGGCCACCTCGATGGTCCCGCCCTCTTCATCGAACGGGGTGGTGTCCTCGACGGCCAGCTCCAGCGCCCCGGAGAGGGCGTCGGCGGCGGCCATTGAGCCCTGACTCAGGGCGGTGACCTCGACCAGGAGAGCGGGGATCATCAGCGGATCACCACCGGCTTGGAGACCCACCGGCGCATGCCGATGGTCATGTCCCCGCCGACGCCGAGGGGGATAGAGACCTCGCGGAGCCGGACGAGGACGGTGGTCCCGTTGACCCAGACCTTCACCAGGTCGTCCACGTCGAGGTGGAACATCGGGATCACGCTGACCCCGGTCTCGGTGTAGACCCCGAGCCCCTTGGAGAGCTCCGAGTTGGCCCGGATGGCGACCTGGTTCCGCTTCTTGTAGGCCGCCTCGGAGACGAGTAGGGGCCAGTACCGGGGGACCCCTCTGCGCGCCAGGGTGGAGGGGGAGAGGGAGTGGGAGGCGGCGGCCACCCGGGTAGCGGCGACCTTGGTCCCGCGCACGCTCACGTAGTTGATGGCGCTGGAGAAGTCCACCGAGTGGTTGGCCTCCGCGGTCACGCCGGAGAACGTCGCTACCGCGGTGCTCGGGGTCTTCCGGACGGTCAGGAATCCGTCGCACGAGTAGATGAGCTGGCACCCCAGCTCGTTGCGGGCGATCTTGCTAGCTACCGCCCAGGGGGAGGCGGCCTCGCTGAGCCCGACCGAGTAGGCGACCGCGCAGCGCCGGGCGTGCTTGGCCGGCAGTCGAAACCTGAACTCGCCTGTGCAGTAGCTCATGATGTTCCGGATAGCCGTGACAGCGTTGGTTCCCTTGCGGATCGTGTACGGGCGGCCTCCGCGGGTCGCCAGCGCCGACTTGTCGTGGAGCTCCACCTGGACCTCTGACCCGTTGCGGGAGAGGGCGGAGGGGACCCCGATGAACGGGGTCGCCGTCACCGGGCCGTAGCCGGGCACCTCGACGGTGTGACGGACCCGGATCAGGCGGTTGGCCCAGAGGGAGGTCCCGGACCACGAGGCGGAGTTGGAGAAGTCCAGCGCCCCGTCCGGGTCCGAGAGGGTGAGGCTGGCGGTCCGCCGGACTCCGGTAGTGGTCATGTTGACCTGTCCGTCGATCAGGTGGACGGTCCCGACCAGCTTCTCGTTCATGTTGAGGACGTGGACGTTCAGCTCGTAGTCGTGGGAGGACTGGAGCCGCCGGTTGTAGGCGTTCAGCTTCTCTCCGCTGGCGAGGGGCTGCATCAGACTCTCCTCGCCCACCAGTTGGCGGAGACGTTGAGCACGCGCCCGTTCCCGGGGCCGTTCCGGGGGTCCTCTCGGAACGAGAGGTCCCCGAGGATCACCACGTCATTGAGGTCCCCGAGCACTAGCCGGTAGAGGGTCCCGGCGTCCTCCTCGGCCCAGGCCCGGAGGTTGGTCTCCGACATTGAGGCGGGCACGTCCGGGGTGTCCACCACGACGCCCGCCACGGTCCCCTGGCGCGGGTAGCGGAGCAGCCTGCGGCGGATCACTTCGACCTCACCGTCCGCGCTCGTGATCGGCTGGTGAACGACCGCGACCTCCGGCTGGGTCTGCTCCCCCTCTTCCTGTCCCCAGAGGACCGCACGGGTCTGGTCCTCGGTGTTGAGCAGCCAGATGCCGGAGCAGGTCGGGGTGATGGTGGCGCTAGGCCCGACGTTGCTCCACTGGCCGTTGACCACCGCCCGGACGGTGTAGGTGGTCTCCACGTTCATGCGGGCGGTCCAGTCCTCGTAGACCATCGTGGTCCCGTTGAACACGTCCACGCCGGGGAGGCGGGCCACCTCGGTGTCGCCCTGGTAGATCACAACCTCGTCGGGGATTTCCGCCCGGTGGCCGGTGAGCACGACGCCCGGGGTCACGCCGTCCTGTGAGGCGGTCAGGTCGGAGAGCGGGGAGGGGGTCCCGGAGGGAGCCACGACGAAGCTCTGCGCGGCCTGCACGTACTCGGGGTCATCGGTCGTGGCCGCCCGGTCCACGTCGTCCTGGACCTGGACGACTACCCGGCCCTCAGCTCCGACGTTCACGCCGGGAGCTACCTCGGTCTCGGTGCCCGGGGTCCATCCGGAGTCGTAGACCTTCCGGCCCCGCTCGTTGTAGAGCAGGACCCGCCACGCGTCCTGAACCCCCGCGAACGTCCACGTCACTACCGGAGAGGAGTCCTCGGTCGTGGCGGCGGGGGTGTTGATGGTCAGGGCGGCCTTGGCGGACCGGGAGAAGTCGGCCCAGTCTGACCAGGCGGACCAGCCCAGCGCGTTCTTGGCCCGGGCGCGCCACATGGTGGAGGCGGCGTCGGCCAGACCCGGGTAGGTGGTCTCGGCTAGGTCGAGGAGCCCCGCGGTGGCCGGGACCTCCCCGGAGTCCCAATCCGGGGCCACCTCGTCGCCCGCGGGGTCGATCTGGACCTGGATGGCGAGGGTGTCTTCTCCGACGTTGAAGCCCAGCACCGGCTTGTCCGTGGAGACCGTCCCGCCGGACGGCAGAAGCTCGTCGGGCTGCTGGGCGGGGATCAGGTACTCGATGGTGAGGACCGGCCCGTGGGTGGCGCTAGGGGAGCCGTAGAGGACCCCCCTGCCGGAGTGGGGGGCGGAGGAGAAGACCACGAAGCCGTGTTGCTTTGCGGCCCCGGAGACCCACGCCTGCACATGCGAGGTGACGTTGAACGTCCAGGTCCCGTAGCTGGCGTTGGTCTGCGTCTGTGAGACCGCCCCGGTCAGGGACGTGGGGATCGTGCGCCACGTCGTCGCGGTAGACCAGCCGGTCAGGGCGCGCGCAACCGAGAGGGTCCGGGTGCCGGACCAGAGGCCCCGGTTGCGCAGGGTGAGGGTGGCGCTGCTCACGACCGCGTTGCTGGGGATGCCGGCCAGGGAGGGGCGGGCCAGCATGCGGGCGGAGTCGCTGATGTTCATGTACGCCAGCGCCCCGTAGCGCCGGGTCGGGCTGGCGGCCTGGACTGAGATGGCGGAGAGTCGGACGACCTTCTCCATCAGAACCTCCCGGCCTGGCTGGCGAGGGCGGATTGGGCGAGCACGCGCCCGTCGGCAATCTCCTCGGTGTAGGCGCGGAACTCGCGGTCACCGATCCGGAGGATCAGCGGCCCGCCGCCGCCGAGGCCGCCACTACCGGCGGGGAGCTGGTGGTTGGGAATGATCCGCCCGGACTGCGAGGCGGTGAAGAGCTCCGGCCCGCGCTCCCCGACCCAATAGGTCTGACCGGATTCCACCGGGCCACCGGCTGCGCGACCGGGAGGGTTCGCCACCCGGGCGCGGATCGTGATGGTCCGGCGGTTCCCCGCGGCCACGATGGCGTCGAGGTCACGGCGGGCACCGGACGTGTCAGCGGAGACCTTGATGTTGGGCTTCTGTCGCCCAACCTCCTTGGCCTTCTCTGTGGTCTGGACGAGGAGGCGGCGCACGTTCCGGCTGCCGGTCTCCCCGACCTTGGTGTTGACCTTCTCCCGGCCCAGGCCGCGGGCCTCCTTGCGGATTCCCTCGACCATCTTCTTCGTCGGGGTCCCGCCGTTCTCCTTGATGAGGACCCGAATGTCCTTCGGCATCAGGTTGAACTTGCGGGTGAGGTCCACGATCCCCTTGCGGGTGGGCAGTAGGCCCTTCTGGCGGAGGTGGACCTGGACATTCTTCGGGAGCTTGTTGATGGCCCCGGAGAACTCGCGGGTGGCGGCGATCTCCTCCCGCTTCCGCTGGACCGCCCTAGCCGTCGCACCTGCTAGCCGGAGGGCGGTCCCGATCCGGGACTGCTCGGCGCGGTTGTTCTTGACCGACTGGTTGTAGGACTCGATCCCCGCCTTCCGTCGCGCCGGGTCCAGCTCGGTGTTCAGGAAGACCTGGTGCCGCCGCCTGTTCGCGGCGGCGGTGTCCTGGAGGGCCTGCTTCTCGCGGTTGAGGGTGGCGACGAACCGAGCCTGCGCGGGACCTCCGGAAGTGATGGCGTTGACCGCCTGCCGGGCGTTGATGCCGTACCGGGTGAGGGTGGAGAGGACCCCGGACTTGCGCAGGTCGTTCATGACGAGCTGCCGGGTGGCCTGCGTCGCCTTACCGGAAACCTCGTCCAGCGTCCCGGCCAGGTTCTGCCACGACGAGACCGAGACGGCGGCCTTGGTGCCCGCGCCCTTGGCGCTGTTCCCGAGGCCGAAGAGTCCGCCCGCGAGGCCGCCGATGGCCGCGCCGATGAGAGCTCCGGGAGGTCCGGCGAAGGCACCGAGGGAGGCTCCGCCGATGGCCCCGCCGACCGCGCCCTGGATACCGCCCATCGCCCTGCTGGTGCGGTTCGCGGAGTCCGCCACCATCATCAGGCCGCCAGCTCCGGCAATGTTCCGGAGGCCCGCGCCGACGTTCTGGCTCGCGGTCCGGAGGCCGGCCATCCGGGTCTCCGCGCTACGGACGTTGGTCACGAAGGTCCCAATCGCCGCGGAGACCGGGGAGAACAGGGCGCGGAGACGCCCCATCACCAGCAGCGTGATGCCCATTTGAACGCCGAACGACCGGACCGGGCCGGGGAGCTTCATGAACGCGCCGACGACGTTCTCGCCGACTGAGTAGAGGGCGCGGAGCTTCGCCACGAAAGCGCCGCCCGCGCCGGTCCCGGACTGCATTTCGCCGACGAACCGCTCCACCGCCGGGGCGACCTTGTTCGTGAACAGGTTGGCGGCCCGGTCCACCACGGGGATCAGCGCGGTGCCCACGGTCTCCTGGAGGTTCCCCCAGGCCACCTGCATCTTGTCCGAGGCGGTGGCCTGCGCCTCCGCGGCTCCGCCGAACTGGGCGCGCAGCTCCCGCAGGATGATCTTCTGCGCGTCCATCGTGCGCCCGGTCTCGACCAGCCGCTTGATCGTGGTCTTCTGCTTGTCGTTGAACTGGACCCCGACCCGGCCTAGCGCGGCCACGCCCTTGATCGGATCGTTCAGCGCCTTGCCGAGCTGGATCGCGGCCTGCTTGGGCTCCGTCCCCATCGCGGAAGACATGTCGATCAGGACCTTGGTGGCCTGGTCGAATATCTTGTTGCCGCGCCCGGCCTCGTTCCGGACGTTCTTGAACGTCAGGAGCATGTTCTGGCCGGACTGGATCACCTCGTCGTCGATGCCGGTCTTCGAGGAGAGGGCTCCGGCGAGGTCACCGACCTGCTTGGCGGTGACCTTCGCGGCCCCGCCCGTGGACTTGATAACCGCCTCGGTGAGGCCGCCGACCTTCTGCGCCTCACGGGCCTCGTCCAGCGACCCCTTGAGGAAGCCGGTCAGCACGGCGGCCCCGCCAGCTACGGCTAGAGCTCCGGCCTTCAGCGCGGTCCCGAACCGCTTGCCCACCGACTTCCCGGAGGACTGGACCTCGCCGCCGACCTGCCTGTCCAGGTCCTTGCCGAACCCCTTGGCGGACGGGAGAACAGAGACCCACGCGGTTCCAACCTCAGCCACGGGTCACCTCCTGGTCTCTCGGGGATTCGGGTTCGGGTAGGGCGTGGCCGAAGTCGGCCAGGATGCGGCGGACCTCCTCCGGGGTCCGCCCGGCGGCGTCCCCGCGGCGGCGGGTGTGAGAGCCCTCGGTGTCCCAGGGCCGCGGGTAGGGCTTCGCCTTCTTGAAGTTGACCCGGGTATAGGCGTCGTAGAGGTCCATCAGCACGAGGGCGTCGCGCGCTACCGGGTAGGCCCATCCGTTGAGGGCCGCGCAGGTGTGGCTCCCCGGGTCCCGGGAGAGCCCCTGCACGAGATGGAGAGCTTCCCCCCACTCCATGTCGCGCCCGATGACGTGGAGGGGCTGACCGAAGCGGGTCCGCCAGTCGTACTCCAGCGCGGGCCGGTGCTCGTCAATCAGGTCAGCGAGCGCGACTATTCCCCCAGGGTGGCCCCGGACAGGTTCTCGTACTCCCGCCGCCAGGTCAGGAACATCTCCGTGAAGTCGTTGGCGTCCATCTCTGGGAACTTCTCGGCCTCGGCGGGGGCTACCGCCTCCAGCATGGTTGCCATCGTGTCGGCGTCCAGCTCGCGGTCGTTGAGCTCCCGGAGGACGCGGAGCTTGATCCGTAGCGGGAGCTGGATTTCGGTGGGGTCGTCCCAGGTGCCGTCGGTGGTCCAGATGAGGACCCGCCCGTTGATCTTGTAGCGCTGGCCGTTCTTGCTCTTCTTCTCGGGCATGCGCGGTTGCCCCTCTCATGTGTGCGCGGGTGGTGCGCGGACGGGAAGGGTGGAGCGCCCCGGGTCGGAGGTCCGCGCAGAGCATCCGACCCGGGGCGGTTCTGGGGGCTTAGGCGGCCTTGAGAGCGGTCGCCCAGACCTTGGCGTTGTAGCCCAGGGTGTCGTCCCGCTCGCCTTCGATGGTGACCTCGTAGCCGATGGGCTCGCCGTTGGCGTACACCTTGTCGCCCACCTCGGAGACGAAGCCGCGGGGGATGTGGACCCGCTCCAGCTCTGCCCCGTCCACCACGTCGATCACGAAGTCGTGACCGGAGTCCGAGGCGTTCGCGTCGATGGCGTAGGACCCCTCGGTGGCCGTGGCGGTGACCTCGGTCCTGTAGTAGAGCTCGATGGTTTCCTTCTTCGTCTCCAGCATGACGAAGGTCCAGGTCGGCAGGTCCTCGCTCGGGGTGCGGATCGTGCGGACGGTGGCCCCGTTCTGCCATGCCTTGATGCGGTTGACATCGCCCGCGCCGGGCTGGGTCTCCGTCACCCCGTCTTCGCCGATGTAGCCGAGGTCTACCCGGGGGGTGATAGCTCCCGAGGTCCCGGTCGGGGCTGCGGTGCCCAGCGGTCCCGCGCTGACCACGCCGGTGACCGCCACGCGGACATTGCTGCTGTCGAGGCTCATGCCTCCTCCTTCTTGGTGGTGGTGCTACGCGGCGCGGTGCCGCCCTTCTTGGGGGAGCGGGAGCGCGGAATCCAGCCCTGGGACTCGTAGACGCCCACCTGGTCGGCGTCCACTTCGATCTCGGTGCCGGTCTCGGGGTGAGTCAGTCGGTGCGGCATAGGGGCCTCCTCGGCGGAATAGGATCGGCGGATGGTGAAGCTGCTAACTGCCCTGCTGCTGGCCGCCTCCGTCGCGGCCTGCGGGTCCTCGGAGGAGCGGGAGAGTCCTGAGCGTCAGATCGCCCGGGAGGACGCGCGTGACGAGGCCCGGGTCTACTGCTCGATGAGCGTGGCGGGCTCGGAGTATTCGGACGAGTTCAAGAGCTGTGTCCGCGAGGAGGTCCGCGCCACGATGAAGCTGTGGGACGAGGAGCACCCGGAGGGCTAGAGCTGGGTGCCCCGGACGTAGACCTCGAAAGTGAGATAGCGCCGGGTCACCCCGGAGCTCTCCGGGATCGGGGACGGGCCGGAGCTCTGCGTCACCCGGAGGACCGGGGTCCCGTCCGGCATGGCGCGCATGAGCGCGGAGACCTGGCGCGCTAGGTCGGAGACCGCCTGGTCGGTAGGGGAGGTGGCATAGACGTTGATGCCGACCCGTGCGGCCTCCCGGAGCTGGTCCAGGTTCGGGCCGCCGTCACGGCGGACCACGACCTCTAGGGCCTTGCCCTGGTAGCTCGTGGAGACCCGGACCGGGGAGGGCCAGTTGATGAGGCGCGACCGGAGGTAGCCGGTGACCGCTAGCTCCACGTCGGGGAAGATCACCGTTGCTCTCATCCGGCGGCGTCCAGAGCTCGGGCCAGGTTGCCGGAGTCCGCCTCCACCTTGAGCGCGTAGTCCACGTCGGCCACGACGCGGACCGAGGCGCGGTCACTCCTCGTGGACTGCTCTACCCGGAGGCTGTTGCGGTAGGCCCCGGTGCGGTAGGGGGCGCTGGCGCGGGCCGCGGAGAGCATCGCCTGACCGCGGCGGTAGAGGTCCCGGCGGACCTCCCCGGAGAGCAGGAGCTCCCGCACCCCGTTGTTGTCCAGCTTGAACTTCGGTGCCGCCATCGCTAACCCTCCGTCCGACCGACCTGGACCACGACGCCGACCTGCCAGTCCGCGGGATCACCGAGGACCTGGTAGGTCTCTCCGCGGACCCTCACGAGCTGCGAGGCGGTCACCGGGGTCCCGGGAGGCATGTAGAGCGTGAAGCCGCTCACGACCGCGTTACGAGCGTCCTGCACGGGTTCTGAGCTGGGCCGGGGCTCCACCATTACCCGGGTGACCTCCACCTCGGTGGGCTCGGTGGTCTCCTCCTCGCCCGCGTAGGGGTCGGCAACCTTCCCCGGGGTCACGACGGTGACCGACTCCCACCGCATTAGAGCCTCGGCGGGAGCTTGTAGGGCGCGAGGGCCTGCTTCTCGGAATCGAGGAGACCGAGAGCGGGAGCCTGGTTGAAGGCGGTCTGGGAGAAGGTGTCCCCGAACGGGCCAACCTGGTCTCGGGGCCGGGAGCCGGGGTTGTCTAGGGCTCGCTGTGCGACTGCCTGGACTACGCCCGTGACCTGGGCGGGGACCCGGGCGTGGCCGTGGGTGAAGCTGACCACGACGCCGCCTAGCTTCCGGGTCCAGGTGTGCCCGCGGTTCACCTTCCGGAGCCACCCGTAGGAGCTCCACTCGTAGTCCTCCACGTCGAGCTCGGTCCCGTCCTCGGAGAGGGAGTTGACCTCGATTAGGTGGAGGGTGGGGAGCAGCAGCACGTCGCCCCCGGAACCGTCGAGGGTCAGCTCCACGGTGCGGACGGGGGCGACGTGCCAGCCGCAGTAGGCGCGCACGACCGCCTCGGCCTGCTCCAGGCGCTCAGCCTCGGAGGCTGTGAGTCCGGGTGCAAGCTCGGCGGCCATGAGCTACTGCCGGGCCTTGTTGGAGGTAGCCGTGCGGGCCTTGGTCTCCGGCTTGTCACCCTTGACCTTCTGCGCCGCGTCGCCGTAGCGCTCGGCGTCCTCCTCGCTCAGCATCATTCGGTGCTCGATCCCGTTGATCGTGACCGCGTACTCGTCCATTTCGTGCTCCTGGGTTCTCGTCGGGCTGGGGGAGAGGGGCGGAGCCGGGAGGGGGCGGCGGGATAGCCCGCCACCCCCTCCAGCTCTGCCGGGTCACTACGCGGTGAACGTGACCTTGACCACGGCGGACGGGATGCGGCAGGCCAGGGCCACCCGCTCCTCGATCCGGGTCGTGATGATGTTGCTGGTGAACTTGCCCGCGTCGGAGTTGGTGGACTCCACGCGGACGCCACCCTTGCGGTAGACCGTCGCCGCCTGCTTGAACGCGCCGACCACGGCGGTGCCCTGGGCGACCGCGGCGGAGACCACGGTGTTCATTCCCCAGAGCGGAGGCTGCATCGGGACCCCGCCGTTGCCGTACTGGCCGGCGAAGTAGCCGCCGCCGTAATACTGCTCGTTGGCGTCCCGAGCGAGCCGGAGCCGCTGGTAGTCGGTCGGGTGGATCACGATGCCGTCCGAGGCCAGGCCGGTAGCGGTCTGCACCTTGGTCATGGCCCGGAACAGGGCGTCGGCGTCGTCGCCGCCGCCAATCGCGGAGGTCTCCGTCTGGATGCCCGAACGGTTGAGCAGACCGAGCACGTTGGTGCCGGTGCCGTCCCCGTTGAGGAGCTGCGCCTCCTCGAACATCTGGAGCAGGTAGAGACCCCGGTTGTTGATTTCCGAGACCATGAACGGGAGGTCTTCGACCATCTCGTCGGAGTTGTCCCACCAAGCCGCGATCTTCTTGAGGGAGTCGGTGACCTGCGTGGGGTTGGTGAGGTGAAGCTGGGGCTTCTGCCCACCCTCCGCCACGGTCGTGAACGCGCCCTCGACGCCGCCCTCGATGAAGTAGGACACCGCGTTGCCGGAGATGGTCCCGGAGCCCAGGAGGTCCGCGACCACCGGGCCGGGGCGGTAGCTCCGGACAAAGTTGGTGTCCACGTCCACGAGCTGCGGGGCGAACAGGTTGCCGTACTGGCCGACCGTATTGGCGTCCGTGGCCGCCTTCGCCCGGGGGGAGAACTCGGGAGCGCTCACGCTGTAGCCGCTGCGCGACTTGAGCTCCGCGAAGCCATCCCGGCCCACCGACTTGGCGAAGTGCTCCCCGAGGGACTTGGCCGGGCGCGGCTCGTCGCCGCTCTCCTCGTCCTCGTCCTCCGGACCGCCCAGAGACATGACGCTCTTCACGAGCTCCTGTCCCTTGATCTTGACGTCCAGGTCCTTGACCTCGGCCAGGTGGCCGTTGACGGTCTCCTGCTCCTCCTCGGTCAGGTCGCGGTCACCATCTGCCTTGGCCCCGTCGAGGATCGACCGGGCCGCCTTGATGGCAGCCGCTCTCTGCTGATGCAGATTCATCACTGAGCTCCTGTCAGCTCTAGTAGGGATAGATGCGCTGCCAGGCGTGCGGTGGGCGTCTGCTGGCCGGGCTCCTTGGCCGTGGCCCCCTTGCCGGAGGGCTCCTTGTCCGTGGCCGGGCCGCTCTCGCGGACCTGCTCCTGACTCGCCTTGCTGTCGTCGCCGGTCTCGGCGACCTGTGCAAGGACGTTCTTGATCGAGGACGCGCAGCCCTGGAGGGCTTCCAGCGCGTCCTTGAGGGTCTGCTCGTTGCGGGCGGAGAGGGTCCGGCCCGCCTTGAACTCGGCGGCCACCCGCTCGGCGTGGTCGGCCATCCGCTTCACGGCCAGCAGCTCGGTGGCGGGGTTGGCTCCGACCTGGGTCGGGCCGACCTCGTAGAGCTTCAGCTCGCGCAGTTCGAAGTAGTCATTACCGGCCTCGTCCTGCTTCACCGACCCGTCCACCACGTCGTAGGCGAACGAGAAGTCGCGGACGCCGCCGGGGCGCTTGAGGAGCCGGTGGACATACTTCGCGGTGGGCGGGGCGTCCTCGGCCAGGTCCAGCTCCGCCAGGACCTCTAGACCGTTCTCGGTCTCCTCCGCCTCCAGGACCCAACCGATGTTCATGGCCGGGTCGTTGATCTGGTGGCTGTAGTAGACCGGGATCGCCTCCCCGCGGGCGGCCCAGTCCGCCAGGGTGTTCTTGAACGCGCCCGGGACCACCACGTCGCCGTAGGAGTCCACGTTGCCGAACACGGAGACGAGGGCTCGGAACTGTCCGTCCGCGAGACCGTCCGCGGAGCCCGCCGCCTTGATCTGGGCTGGAGCTGTCTTGTGCATGCTGGAGCCCTCCTCGGGCTTCTCGGGGGGTTGCGAGGGCAGGCCGCCGCCGGGGG